AAAAGGATATAATAAAGTGATAAAATAAGGGTGTTTTAGCTGGATGTGCAGACTTTGCCGGATTTTACCTGTTCTGGTAACCACGCGACGTTTTCCATTTTTTATTTCCTTTTCTGGTAAGTGGAGGCTCCCAGCGCTTTTCTTGCCCTCTTGCCCTCTTGCCGTTTTCCTCCTCTGTGATTTTACTTTTTTATTTTATTTTATTTTATTAACTATTTATGCATACCTAAAACATTATTAAGGATCGGGAACAACATATTAGAGGCGTCGAGGCCTTTCTCATAGCCGAAGTTAATAATGTCTTCAAGGGAGCTTTTAAGCTGTTTCGTATCCAATGTAAGTAAATAAACCATTTTATCAATAATTTCCGTGGTTTTATATACTCCTCTTTTAATTAATACATATTGAAAGAAATCAGAAGGGCTATGAACTAACATATCAAGGAAAGAAAATCCATAAGCGTTGTTTTTGTAGTTGTTCTCATGTCCTCCAGCAAGACGAATGATTTTAACATATTCAATGTACTTATTTATTGCTTCCACTTCATGATTATTGTAAATGTGTTTATAGAAATCCAATGTATTTGTTTTATCGTTACAAAATGGGCAATCATAATAAAATTTAGTTTCCATGTTCTTCTTATACTATACTATATTATTATATTTTTAAGTATTTTATAATGCGGAAAAAGTACTTAAAGAATTTTTAAAATTATTTTGTTAATGTTGATATAATCGTAGTTTGATATTTTATTACTTCCTTTAATTTGTCTACTTTCTTATTCAATGTTTCAATCATTTCAAGTTGTGTGTTTATAATTTCCTTTAATTCATCGATTTCATTTTTCTTAGGCTTTGGAACCTCTACATAAATATATTCAGTTTGTTCGCATACACCTTCACAATTAACATATTTGCAATATTCACAATAACCCATCTATGTATATATAATATTACTATATATTTTAATTTTCGGAAAATTAACGCATTTTATTTTCTTCTTTTTTCGTTAAGTGGTCTAAGTCTCTTTTTGAATATAATATTACCGTTATCATCAACACCCTCAGCTTCATGTTTTGTATCAGCAACTTCTTTAATAAATCGTCTTTGTTTATTATCGGCTTTCTTCTGCGTTTGAGTTCTTGCTTTTGGTAAACCTTCGATAAAAGGTGCTTCCTGAACATTACCAACTTTCAATAATTCATGATACCTAAAGTCTTGAACTGTTCCACCTTTGTTTTTTAATAAATTTCCTGTTTTAATATCTTTAAGTTTAAATGAAAAACCATTAATAGAATCTATTTCATAAATTTTCTTAGAATATGTTTTATTACCTTTTTCAAATTTATTCCTTTTAGTTAAATATCGTACTTTATCACCTACTTTAAATTGTTTAAATAGCTTAACTGCTTGTAATCCCTCTAATTCTTTGCTAAAGTTACTATCTAGAATATCTTTCTTAGTTACTTTAGAAGGAGGTTTATTAAATAACCTGTGTACTCTGTTATTATAATTGTAAATAACATCATCATAAATATCAATCCATCTATCTGTATCTTGACTAATGAAGTATTTTTGGAAAATAGACTTAAGAGTTCGGTGAAATCTATTAATTATTGCTAACTTACTATGTTCATAAGGTTGTTCTACGTAGTGAATAATATTATGTTCTTTCAATAGTTTAGTTATTGTTCTATTATTAAATAATTCATTATCAGTAGTAAGGTTTGTTACGGGATCTTTCTTATTTGCATCTTTAATAAATTCAGTAAGAATATCAGTAATGGTTTTTGTTTGTCTGTTTGATATTGGGTATGCATATGCGTATCTGGTTGGCACATGAATAAATGTTATCAGTCCGATTTTTTTATTATTATTTCCTGCATTATCCATAAAAATGATATCGGCTTGATATTCTCCTTCATGGCTTATTATAGGATGATATAAAATTTTCTTAGGCTTCTGAATCCGCTGATATTCTTCCTGCATGCTTAACCATTCTTTAACAAATTCTCTAGTTACTTTTGGATTTTGTGATTTTGCTAATTCATATAAATGATTAGATGATAGAAACCCACTCTTAGGATTATAATAAAGGTTTTCTAATAATTTATCCATATAATTAGTTTAGATTATTAATTTTATAGTGACCATAAGGTAATGAATCAATACCGTTGTCTAGTAAATAAACTTTATCCGAGTAGCTACTTAATCCGATTTTGTTAATAGTGATTGTTGATAAATTATGATTGAATGATCTGATTGAGTTCATTGAAACGTTTGATTTAATTTTTTGATTTACTGTTTGAAGATAGTCATCATGTTTCAAATGTTTCTTTACCACATATGACTTTATACCCTTTCCTTTCTTATGTTCCTCATCATCACCTTGAATTAAGAATGAATACATCTTTGATCTTAATCCAATAAATTCAGTTATTATTTTTCCAATAGCTTCATCTTTAAATTTACCAATAATTTTCTTATTATCTAAACATTTATACTCATTGGTATAATCTGATAAGTCTAGTTCATGTTTGTATTCCGTAAAGTCCTTAAATAAATCTTCTGTTTCAATATGCATTATTAAACTGTCTGTATCTGTATATAATAACTTAGCTTTATCATTGTATTTTCGTTTAATAGTATTGTAATAGAAATCATACATTCTGATTTTGCTAATGTCGAGAATAGAAAACCCAACAATAATAGGCTTATTAAGTTTTACATTAGTCATAGCCATATCAACACCAACTAAATCTTCAGTAATAATGTTAAATCCTCTATATTGTGGTTTCTTAGTGCATTTCAACAATTTTTTATCGCAGTTAATTAATCTATAATTTTTACGATTAAGTACATCTTCCATAGTTTTACCAAAAATGGAATTATTCATAAGTTTATAAAATTCTTTTTCGAAATCATTCTTGGATACCTTACGTTTATTAGAGTTGAATTCAATATAAGGCTTTAGCCATGCCTCTTGATGAAATTGAATTACTCTATGAACTTTAGTTAATAATAATCCTTGTGATAAATAGAATTGTAAGTTTTTAATATGAACAACATAATTTGTCTTATTCTTTACTGTAGCACATAGCTTATTTGATTTAGTGAATTTCTGACCAAATAGGTCTAAACATTCTTTATTATAATCAGAAAGCATTTCATACTGAATTTCAAGGTTCTCAGGTGCTAGAGGATAGTCCTGATGTTTATCATGTAGATGTTCAGGATATTCTAAATCACAATCAAATATATACCCGGTATCTCCATTAATATCAATATTCATAACTTTATCTTGATTCCATTCTTCAGTATTCCATTTATAATCTTTTAATGGTAATTTTTCGGACATACTCCAACCATATAAATTGTTAGCATCTAAATAAGTAATAAAGCTTTCTTTTTCATTAGGATTATAATCATTCATATATTTATTATTTGCCTTTGCGTATCTAGTGATTACAGTACTCATTCCGCCTCTAATTCCACTATCAACCATTTGATACATATCTACATCAGTCATTAATTCAATTTCTTTCTTAGTAAATAACAAACCAGATGACCAACTTAAAGAAGGTGCAGTCAAGAAATTAGCAGGGTCCAATTTATAATTACTAATGCACACTTTTCTAAAGTTATCAAAAACATCAGCAAGTAAAAGAACATCAGTAACTAGATACAAATCATTGTAATCACCCATGTTCTTACATTCAAATGTCTTAAATACATTAACAGCATGTTTGTAATCATCATCAGAGATATTACTATCTGTCAATTTAGAATAAAAATCTTCTTTAGATGGTAAACAGGTTTCATTAAACCTATCCCAACTATTCATGTAATCGTAAGGATATACACCTTTACGAATTAGCAATTTTATTTTCTCATCAGCCATTCCATTATAATAATCTCTTGTTATCTTAAAATCATCAAAATTCAAATAACTGCTTAATTTATCTAATGATTGAGCCATGAAAGCAAATGAATCTTTGAATACTAAATGGCCTAAACTAAAACTTATAAATTTCTCACTTGATTGAGCAATACAATTAATATTACCTTCAAATTTACCTAATTCTTTTATTATTAAGTGACTATCATATCCTTTCATGTTGTGGAAAAACACAGGAATGTTAAGGCTATATTTATAATTAATATTGCATGCATAATGTGCTGGTCCACGGTACAAACCAGTGATATGACAATGGTCTCTAACTCTGTCTTTTTTCAGTTCTCCACCACATATGTGACAATTTAAAGCGGTTTTAAATTCATTTTCTTGTTCACTAGTAATTATCATCTCTTTGTTTGTTTTGATTATTTCAATCATTTGCTTCTCATAAGTTTGTAATTGTTCTAGTAACTTGTAAATAGCATTTGGGCCACGATACTTAACTAGTGGAAATAGTTTATTATGTTCTTTAAAGTAACATTTTACATGTATGCACCATGAATTTGCTTCATGTTTCTGATATGTATAAGTAGAACCATTAGTATCATCACATGGTAAAGTTAAACATTCGGTATCAGCACAAATGACAAAAGGAGCAGGTAACATTTTTGAATCGTCAGTAAACCGAACAGTATTATCATCCTTTGTAGGCATTTCTAAAGTTGTTATCACATTGCAACCGCGATTAACATGGGCATCAAGCTTATCTTTACAGTCAAAATGATTCAAACATGAAAAACAATAAAACGCTTCATGATCATGAGTTCTATCAAAATTTAATAATCGACTCATTGATTTGATTCCGACATAATGGCCTTCATATAATAAAAGATTAGCATGTTTTTCCTTTTTATTTTGTGTCTTGTAAATTGGATAAAACATATAATCCTTTCCTTGTTTTTCAGTAGATATGACATTAATACTAACATCATTCTGATTCTCGAATTTTTTGAATGAATTTACAGAAATAGGAAAGTCGATTCCAGCAAAATTTAATTCATCAAAATACTTTATATAATTAGATAATCTAAATGCATTTTTAGCTACGGGGTGAATCATTGACAAAATAGCATACTTAAAACATTGATTATCTTTGTTAACAACATTAATACATGATTTAGTATTCTGTATTTGCGCAGGTAATTCAACAAAAGAAGAACCACTTAAAGGTTTAAATGTAGCGATATTTACAAATAGATCATATATCTCATTAATAGTCCATCCAGAACCCTCATTTGTGAATTGGTCAACTAACTTTAAGATTTCATTATTGGATCGTTGAATTTTATTTATTAAACCTATCCTATTAATTGCTTCAAATGTTTTAGCATTCATATAACCTATTTTGTATTCTTTCTTAGTCGAAACTTCGCCAGTTTTAAAATTTTTAACTAATGTCTTTTTCTTAAATTCTATTTTACATGTTAACTGGCACTTTATTCCTTTCTTCGCTTTCAACTCATTACTAATGATTTCGTGAACTGTATATTTTGATCTATTTAAGAATAATTCAAGATCCTTTTCTTTTTCTTTATCTGGTGAGATAGTATAACTGGTAGTATAGTTTTTTAAAGCACTAGCAAGGAGAGACTTTTTCAATGGGACGGCTTTATAATATTGATTCATAACTTTGCGATGTTGACGCATCTCTGTAGTGGTTTCTTTCTTAAACTGCATCAATTCTTCTTCAGCCTTCTTAATTAAATCATATTTTGTATCATTAGGCCCACCTTTTACAATAGGCTTCTTTAGTAATGATTTAGGAATCTTCTTAACCTTTTTAGGCTTGTTTTCCTTTTTCTTTGCTTCTGGTTTTTGCTTCTTCGCTTGAACCTTTTCACGTTGTAACTGTTTCATGAGTTCGATCTTCTCAGCATCGGAAAGGTTTTTTAGTAGTTCTGTAAAATTTACTTTCGACATCTTATATTATACTATTATAATATAAAATAATCTTTAAATAATTTCCGCATTAAATAAATTCTCTTTAAATCTATATGTTTTGAATTTTTCGAATAATTATATCTTTTGCCCTGCGTTTAGATTTACCTCTTATAATATCATCAATGTTCTTATAATTAATGTTATATCCTAATATTTCACTTAATTTTTCAGCAATATCGCCTTTATTGCAGAAATTTCCGAGATCGATGTTAGGATAATTGATATTTCTAATTTCAACATGCCACTTTTCTATACTGTTTTTCTTTCGTGGTTTTTTAGCTGGACCTTTGGGTCTTCCACGAGTGCGTTTAACTTCATTTATACTTTCAGAATTTTCCATTATATATTATATATAGATTTTATTTTTATATAGATTTCCGAATAATATACTACTTAAGAAAAATTATTTTCTAATATGACTATATATACATATAAGAATGGTCAAACATGTTATCAAAGAATCGTTTCAATCATCGGTTACACCCGAAGAGCTTCAGAAACTTCCCAAATGGCGAAGATATTGGTCAATATACGACCTAATAAATAAGCAAAAGGTTAAATACTTAAGGGTCGACGCTGTGGAACATCTTCATTTATTCTTTACCTTGAATGAAGGCAAATATTTAATACAAAACGGCATTGATAGATATATCCTTGAAGTGGGTTTCACAGGGGAATTTACTGTTAAGGAGCTTAACCAGAAGATTGATAAGACTGAATATTTGTTTACCGATTAGAAATTATTGTCATATAAATATATATATGTTGGTTGGGGACCGTAAATGTTATTGTGGGCAGATAATAGATAAACGATGGTATCAAAGGCACCATAAAGGACCAGCCCATAAACGCAGATTAGCCGAAAGACGAAAGCTTAAACAACAGCCAAAGGAAGAGCCAAAACAAGAGCCCATTAAAGAAGTCAAGATTTCGAATTTTCAGGAGCTCTTAACTTAGGATCACCATAAATATGAAAGTAGTGGACTCTTAAACAAACCTTACAAGTTATTATCCTTAATAAATGCTGTTTACAGATCAAACTGTATTCAAATTCATCTACTATGCAACAAAATGCACAATCTAAACATTCAATGTAATGATCACAGCATAGATGATCCATATATTAATTATAATAGAAATAATTTCCAATTTAATTATATATATAGAATGGATCAACTACAAGACCGACTAAATAAACTTGAACTTAAATGTCAGTTATTAGATGCCACAATCTGCGAACTTAAACCACTAAAACAAAAGTATGAATCAGCAAAGGACTATAGGGCCAAATACTACCATCAAAGGTATTTAACCGATCCTGTTTATCGTGAAAAAATTAAGACCAATGCCAAGAAATATTATCTCAAGAAAAAACAGTTGAAAAATAAATCTAATGATAGTATAGGAACAACCCCTCAAGAATAAGCCATGTAAAGTATATATAATAAGACCTTTAATTACGGTTTTATTATTTTCTAATTTAATAATATATTATAATGTCAAAAACATGGCTTCAGGCATTAAAAGAATTTAACAATGGTAAAGATAAGTGGACCATCCCAAAGAAGGGTACAAAAGACTATCTACAGGTTAAAAAACTGATGGGTCAATCTGGTGCAGGTATGGGCCATTCAAAAGCCAAGAAAGGAAAGAAACTACCAAAAAACGAATTTGATTCTGTTAGTTTAGAAGATTCATTTGATTATCCTACTTCTGATAAACCAAGACGACAATCAACAGTTTCAGCCAGACCTCAAGGTCCTATTTATCCATCAGCAGTTGATACATTTGTTCCTTCAGATTCTTCTTCTAGTATAAGGTTTACTACAAAGACATCGACGACTAAAACAGCAAGAACCCCCACGGCGTCAACTAAATCTATGCCATCAAATAAACCCAAGTCATCAACTAAATCTACAAAGCAAAAAGGTCAAGGCATAACAGCTCCAAGAACAGCCAGACGGAGACCAGCAAGACAATAAATTTTATCATATAAATTATCTATTCTAATATTATAGATAATGAATCAAATTGGAGGGGCTAACAGAAAACCCACTCAGGAAGAACTTTTTATGAAAGGTAAATCAAGCAACAAGAAAATTTATTATGGTGTAGCTAGACCCCTAACTAAGGCAGAACGCAGACCCACACAATCAGAAGCAATTAGAACAGGAAATGTTTCATATTATGGCCTATTTCAAATTTCTCCAATTGCATTAATTAGGGGTATGCATGCCACTAAGAAGGAATCAAAGGCTGACATAATTAGAAACTTATCAAAAGCAAGAGGTAAGAAATCAGCTTTAAATAAGAAATTAAAGGATACCCAATTATCAGCACAAGAAAAGGCAAAATTAAACAAAGAATTAGAACTGGTTAATAAAGAAGTCACTAATTGGGGTAATAAGATACAACAAATTTATAATGAAGAGGATGGTATTAAGGCACAGAAGAAGGAAGGTCTATCGACTGAAGAAGTTCATAAATTTATGAAGATGGTTAATTCACTTGAACCAAATGATTATAAATCTTTAATTGATTCATATGGTCTTGAAGCCGAACAACAGAAATTATTAGATGACATCTTAAACAGTAAATTAAATAAGTTAGAAGCTGAAGGCAAGAAATTAACAAGTAGAAAGATAAATAAGCCAATGAAATCAGAGGAGCAAATACAAATAGAAAATAAATTGAAGTCAGAAAGAGAACATCTATCCATTTATGAAGAAAAAATGAGAAAAATAATGGAAATGCCTTATAAAACGAAGAAAGACAAATATTTTAAGGACATTAATATTCAAGACATGAATAGAAATATTGAAAAGTCTAAAAGGTATATTGCTAAGTTAGAAGAACAATTACAGAATTTAAATCAAACAGGCAAAGGTCTATTAACTGACCTCGTACCAGCAAAATATCCAACTCCAGTTAAAGCATTTATAGATTCTCATAAGGACTGGTTAATTACTAGAATTACATTGGCCCGTAAACCAGTTGAACAAGGAAGCTACAAATTATTAAACCTTATAAGTCTAGGTAAGTTAAAACGTAATCAAGATGCATTAAATTATGATATGCTTTATCATTTGTCCCTCGAATTGGAATTAACGAATGGACCTAATAAAGAATACATCAGAATTGAACTTAATCATGTCATTCAATTGAATAAGCTTAATCAACTCGGTGCAGGTATTTCCGAATCATTTGATAAAGTTATTAAGTTAGCCAAACAAAAATTACAAGTTGTTATTCAGAAGGCCTCAGAAACTGATCCAAAGATATTAACTTACTTAAAGGTTCCAATTAAGAAGCCAATTCCATTCTTTGAATTCCTTGAAAAGGGAAGAAAGAGAGCTGGTGATGAGCGATTTTTTAAATACCACGCGATCGATTTCAATTGTCAGGCTTTTGTCAATAATTTATTAATCGCCAATGGCTTGATGACTGATACTATAAGAAAATTCGTGTCTCAGGACGCACAAAAGTTATTAAAAGGTTCTGAATGGTTTAAGCCCGTGATGGTCGGAGTGACTGATATTACTGCTTTATTGGACTGGTTTATTTATAACTAAATAAATTTTCTAAACCAATAGTATAGAATAACGTAATACTATGGTAAGACTTTGTATTTATAGATATGTCTTAGGGGCTCGAAAGGGGGAATATTGTAATAGAATGCTTAAAAATCCAAATTCAGATTATTGTCATATCCATAAAAAGGATGGCCCTCGAACAATGGAGATCCATAAAGACACCTTTGAAACCCTTGAAGCTAGACAAGGTAAAGGGCTTCTTGAAAAGCCCAAAAAAGAAAAGAAATCAAATGACAAATTACTTGAAACAATTATCAATGACACCTTATCACAATCATTTAAGCCATCAGCTTATTCAACGGAAAGCGAATCAGATGAAGACTTATATACTGAATCCGCTCCAATTGAACCAGTTAAAAGGGTAGTAGAACCAAAACCCAAATTAATTCAACAACCTAAACCCATTGAACAACCAAAACCAACAAAACCAGTTAAAAAATCAGAACCAGCAAACTATAAAACAATGTCTGATGAAAAACTACTTGATACAGTTGGTAAGATGATTAGAACAAAGAACCCATCAACCATAATAGCCCTAACTGAATTAAAAGATAGAGGGGTTATAACATCTGATGATTATACAAATTTAATATCTAAGCACAATATAAAATAATTCAATTTGAATGTTGTGATAGTTTGTGTCGCTTTAAAGAGTCCTTCCTCATTTTCTTGTTACAAATGTCACATTGAATCGGTTTTGCGTTCCGCTTTGAAATCATTTCCTTATTTTGAATGTAATACAACTTTTGTTGTTGTGTTATTCTTTCTTTGTTTGATTTAAAATAGTCTGTCATCTTTTCCTTATTTGCATCATGCCACTCTTTGTTTTTCTGTAGAATTTTGTCTTTGTTAGTATTGTAATAATCTTGTTGAGTTTTGCTGACTTTCGTTTTATTTTTTGAAATGTATTCTTTATGTTGCTTTAAAAGGTAATCCTTATTTTTCTGATAATATTCTTTTTGTTGATTGGAAAGTTTTTCTTTATTGTTTTCCCTATATTCATCAATTGTTCTCGTTGGAATATTTCTATTAACACATTCGAATAGTTCAATGTAGTGCCTTTCTCTTTTAAGCAACTCGTTTTTATTCTTGCATGGATACGCTTCAATTAATATTATGTCACAATCATCGAATTGTACTATGTCAAAACTAGTAATACGGCGTTTTCGTTTACCTTGTTTGTACTGTTTATAATTATTTTTATGTTCGTATAGTCTTTTTCTTAAATCATTACATGTACTTCCAATGTAAATGTCAGGTGTATGATTAGAAACTATTTTATAAATTTTAGCATTAACATAATTATTAATCTCTACTGGCATTCCTAAATATTCCTATAATATAGATTAACCTTTAAATCCTTTTTAAATTAATATAAAAATTAATTTCTGATTAGATAATATAAATGACAATCCTATATCACGATTTTGAACAAGGACCATCAATAATGGGTTCAGCTCGCTATGTAAAACACTCCGACGGCTCTATTCAATATGGTGGTGACCTTAGAGGCTATTTCTCTGGAATTTCCTCTTATGTTGCTCCTAAAGTGGTTGAAGTACTAAGAGATAAAACTGTACAATCCAAAATATCAAACTTATTATCTCAAGCCGTTTCCCGTGGTGCTGAATCACTCGCTTCATCAATTAATGGTAGAGGCCTCGAACTTGAAAAATCAGCCCATCCTGATCCCCCTGCTGTTGGTGGCTCTGTTAAATTGTCCGCTAAAGGTCAAAAGAAACTAGACATGTTACTTGGAAAGGGTATTAAATACTTAGCTTAAACAAATTGTATTATTTACTTTATTAAATTAAATAATCTTGCTTTAAAGAATACCAATTCTAACCCTTCTCTCCTCATCTTCTGTTTGACTGTCTATAACAATGAAGTTATGCGGACTTATTCTCATAGCTTCGTCGTACACAGACTTTACCGTACTCCATTCTATTCCTTGGATTGCATCATTGAAAATTCGCTTCAAATCAGTTTGGTTTTGTACTCGGAAACTTATAATATAATTACATTGTCCACGAATTGTACGATCAACCTCGAAGAAATTTTGTGAGAGATAAAACGAAGATACATTGAATTTACGACCAAAAGTAAAATAGTTTCGAATAACATCTTGATTGCGCTCATTAAGATAATCATCGAATATGGCCACCGATTGTATTTCTGGATCAAGCTGTTCGACTGGAATAACTTCATCTAAGTTATCACAAGCATAAAGGATTTGAATCGGTTGTTTGGCTTGTTTGCTTAGTTTCTGTTCAATCTTCTCAAATTTCTTAATCAAATATTCATATTTTGGTTCATGTAAAACCTTTGCATATAAATAGACCTTTTGATAAGACATTTTCATGAGAGGATTAAACAATAAATTTAATAATATGTTGGTTTTTCCTGATCCACTGGGGCCAAATACAACAGCTCTTGCAGGATGTTGAATGGTCTTCTTATTTGGGTTATGATACTTCTTTCTTTCGCCTTTAATTAGGTTATCAAAATTAATAACTTTATCCATTAGAATATAATATAACATGATAAAATAAATTTCTCCAGTTGTATTATATACATGTCTGTTTATTACCCAGATGATCCCGATTACTCAAGAGGTTTTTATAATAGTAATAACCCCGAGCTTTGGAAGGTCATGCGAAAAAATACAGAGTTGAGAGGCCAATTAAGAAGAATGATAGCCGACCAATTCGAAATTATAGAAAATGGTGTTGCTGATCTTGGTTCAATGGAAGATAATATTAGGGCCGAAGCTTCTGCAACTCCATCAGCTGGCACTCCTGCATTTGCATCAACATCAACTTCAAATACTGGTTCAGTTATTCCATCTACTGTTAGTACTTTAGGATCGATGGCAAAAGGTGCATTAGGTTCCGTAGCTAATGGTTTATATAAAGTTGGTGCATGGGCTGTACAAGATCCCCCAAGTCAAAATGATATTCCTGCAGTTGTCGAATATGATCGTAACTTACAAAGAGAAGCGAACAGGGCCATTATCGCACTTGCTCAACAAGGCCGTCCAGTTCCTCCAACTCTTAACCCGCAACCAGCTCCAGCTCAACCTACTCCAGTTCCAGCACCTGTTCAACCAGCTCCAGCACCTGCCCAACCTGCACCATCATCAGGAAGTTCGTCAAGCTCAAATGTTAAACTACAAGTTGATAAGGGAATTATGAACCCTGTTGACTTCGCTAATGCAGTTCAAGAGTTACAATATGCTTATCAAATTCCAAATGGTCGGGCGAATGCGATGACATTAGATTTAACTGTTAATGTTGATTCAACCACTAAAAAGGTTATTAGTCTCACTAGTCCGATTATGATTGGAAGGGTACCAATTGAAATTAAGGGAAGATATGCCATCACTCCACAAGGCCGTTTATTACTTTCTAAACCAAATACAATTATCCTAATTGCTGATTCAGGTAAAGAAATAATGAGATTACTTAAATTAAAAGTTATTGATGTTATGAGTGTAAGGACAGTTGCTAAATTTTATCATGAAATTGGTGTTTTATCACCTGTTCCCAAAATTTCAGAATCGATGAAATTGAAATCAGATAAAAAATCAGTTTTTATGAATATTCTTTCAATTGATCCAACATTCTATGATCAAAACGAATTAAAAGGCGCAGGAATTGCAGAACCTAGAATGAAATACGCAATTAAAATAGCAGATAACTATGATGACTTAGCTGATCGCCTTGCTGTCTTAGTCGGCTCACAACGATCTGGAAATCAATCAAAAGAATTGAAGAATGAAGGATTGGCCATTATTGACAAATTACGGGTAGCTAAGCAGATCACCAAAGAGCAATACCAACAGTTATATAAATTGTTTGTTTAAATTTTAATTTCTTATTTTATATTATTAATATAAGGATGTCAAATTTCTCAGTTCTTATTACTACAGATGGGGAACCTAATACAGGCGATGCCACCAAATACTTTAATCAACCTATTGAATTAAAAGGCTATTTATATCAAGTGGGTCTAAATAAATTGGATCTTACATATTCATGGCAAAATATTTCAAGTTCTTTAAGTAACAATGTGTTTAAGTACAATAATGGCGTTACTAATAAGACCTTAACACTCGATGCAGGCGTATATACTTATGTCGATTTAGTTCAAGAAATTCATGATCTTATGGTTCTTGAAGGCGATTATACTTTAGTCTCTGGTACGCCAACATTTGACCTTGATTTCACTTTAGAGCTTTCTTCAGGTTATTCGACTCTGATTTTAACTAATGGGTACACTGTTGATTTTACGGGATTAGGTATTAGAAACATATTTGGTTTCAACTCGGCGGTTTATAATGCATCAACTGAATCACCTAATAAGAGCGACATAAACGCAGGTGTTGAATCTATTTTGGTCCATTGTGATCTTATTAGAGGTAGTTCGTGGGTTAATAATATTCCTTCTGATGTCATTTATTCATTTAAAGTAATAGCGCAACCAAATGAAACTATAAGCTTAGAACCAAATTTAACCAAAATGTTACCTATAAATCAAAGGGAAATTATACAATCTATAAGATGTTACTTAACAGATCAGAATTTAAGAGTTATAAATCTACAGAATGAAGGTATGACCCTTGATTTAGTTTTTATTCCAATTGTCCAATATTAAAAAAGTATAGATTATGGATTTAAATTTATTGTATAAAATTAAATTCTAAACATATAATATAACAATCTAATCATGAGTCTCGTAAGTGCTATAGAAAACACCTTTAAACGATTCCCCTTAACTGAAAAAGATATTAAATACTACCAACATCAAGTCTTTTCGACTTCCCAACAGGACGTTTCGACCCTTCCATCTTATAATATTGAGGCCCGTTTTGCTGGTTCTGAACAATTTGTTAACCTTTCTGATTCTTATCTCCTTGTTAACTTTGACTTCCTTACTTCTGGTGGTTCTGCCATCGATGGTTCTGCCGTTGTTGGCCTTACCCATGGCGCCTGGTCATTATTCTCTAACCTCCAATTAGAGTTAAATGGCATGAAGCTCGACGGAAATATCAATCCGGGCATGACTGCGAACATTATGTATAGGACCTCAAAATCATATGATTGGATCGTAGATAATCACCGTTCTCTTTCTTATGGTCCTGCTGGTTTCTCAAATGGTATTGCTGAGGTTGGTACCCTTGCTTCAAATGCAACTGATACCAATTGGTTACAAAATTCCACCGATGAATCCAATTATCCTCAATGGGTCGCTCTTCCCCTTTCACATGTCCTCGGCTGTGCTAATGTACCTAAATTATTGCCTGCTGTGAATCTTGTTCTTCGTGCTGATAAAAACATCCAATATAATGAAATCCTCATGAGAAATAATGACGTTGCTGGTGTTGACTACATGACCAAGATCAATCAAATTAAATGGTATATTCCCGTAGCTAAGGTCAAAGAACGCCTTGCCAACATGGTTGACATGGAAGCCATTAAACGCCAACCCGTCCCCATTGACTTCCAACAAATCCAATACCATAAACTTACTGGTACTGGTACCCAACTCCAAATGAACCTTTTCACTGGTGTTAAACGACCTCGCTTTATCCTTCTTGCCCCTCAACTAACTTCCGTTTCTGCCTCTCAAAACGGTACTAATGCGGGTATTTATAAATGCACTGGCGTAACTGAAGTATACGTTACTATAAATGGCCAAAATTATCCCGCTCGTCCCTATCAAGGCAGTAATGAAGGCTTTTTACGTGAAGTTCGTGCAGTCAAAGAGCTCTTTGGTAAGCACAAATCAGGTGATTCATCCAGCATTATCCGCCCTGATAACTTCGCTTCTTACAATTCCATTTTCGTGTTCGATGTTAGCCATCTTGATGAATTGTTTGAAGAAAATACTTCTTCGGATGTTATTGTTCAGGTATCGTACACATCAACTGAAAGCAACCCACAAACCTTCCATGTGGTCTGCATTTCCGATAAACACGTTAAACTCGAATACGTCGGCGGTGCTTTACAGCTCGCGTCATCAATCTAAAACAATTCCTTAAATCATTTTTTAATCTTTATTATTCTAAAACGACTTAAAGATTTGAGTATATCTATAAGTATAATATGACTGAAAACAAATACACCAATGGAAAGATTTACAAGATCGAATCACCAAATCATGAAAAATGCTATGTTGGTTCAACATGCACAAAACTATGTGCGCGATTAGCAAAACACAAAAATAGTTACAAAGCTTTTAAGGAAGGTAAAAGGAAACATAATATGGCATCATCTGAAATAATCGAAGCTGGAGACCCTTTTATTACCCTTATTGAAAACTATCCATGTAACAACAAAGAAGAACTACTAAAAAGAGAACGGGAATGGTTTGAGAAATTGGACTGTGTAAATATTAAATATCCCCTTAGATCAAGAGCAGAGTATGCGAAAACAGAAAAAGCGAAGGCTACTAAGGAGGCTTACAGAACATCAGAGCATGGAAAGGAAATAACTAAGAAAAATAGGGACAAGCCAGAAAACAAAACAACTAAATCAAATTACGATAAGGAATATTATGAAGAACGAAAAGAAAAGATAAAGGCCAAAGCAAGAAAATATCACACTGAAAACCGTGAAGCAATTCTAGAGAAACAAAAGAAATATCGTGAAGAAAAGGCCGAATATTTCAAACAAAAGGTTACTTGTGAATGTGGTATTGCAGTGGCCCGTCAAGAGTTAGGTCGACATAAGAAAACCCAAAGACATAAAACTAAGATGGAAGAGTTAATTTAAATTAATAATTTTATTTTCTCAATAGAGATTATAAAATGAGTAAAAATTATTGGGCTATGTATTTCCCACTTGCAGAGCAACAAGTTCAACAAATAAAGAGTTGTATTGAAACTGATATACCTTTAAAGTTACAATTGACTAAACAACAGTTGTTAGGGGCCACTGAACAGCCATCTACTTACTTTACTTACATTCCATTAACATCATTACAGTGGAATTCATTTGAGTACTGCAAAGCCAATAAATTAGATCTTAATCTTGAGCTTTCACCCCATCAAATGGTAGAACTTGCTAAAGTGAATTATGAAATGGATATATCTTTAAAACATTCCCAAATTAGGGGATATTTAAATAAATTCCATATTCGCAAAAATCTTAAAATATAATCTGATCTAATAGTATGAGGAAATTTAGTGAAATAACTAGTTCAGTTCAATTAAACCTATTATTAAAGGTGTTATATCCAAAGTTTGATACGCATGTTATTCCAAGTGATTTCGTAAATGAAATAGAACCAAAGATGAACCAAATAATAATTATTAATTTTGATAAAAGTTATGGTTCTGGGACTCATTGGGTTTGTACAATCATTAATAATCAAAGATGGGCCATTTACTATGATTCATATGCGGTTGATCCGCCTGATGTTGTTTTAAATTACCTTCGAAGGGCTAAAAAGATTGGCCTTGTGAAAGATATTATTATGACAACAAATGAAATACAGACATTTAAAGAGGATTGGTGCGGTTGGGCTTGTTTGGCCTTCATTGATCATATTGTTAACTGGAATCAACCTCCATGGGATGCAGGGAATACCCTCGATGGGGCAAAGATATTGAAGTATGGAAAGCAGTTATTTAAGAAGTATTTAAGCAAAATTTAATATATCAACTTATAATATAATAGTTATATTATGAGTGCTTACAATAAGAATGTTTCACAGTCCTATATGCATCAAAATTTTGGTTGGATACCGACAGATAAAACAGTGACATCGACTGATTATGTCCAATCTGATCCGACAGTTGTATTAGAGAAGAATACCATAATATCACAAAATATTACAACAAATCAATTAAATGCCGATGATGTTAATCTTGGTCGTTACATATATCTAAATAGTAGAAATGATTACAGTGACGGGAATATGGATTCTGGTTGGGTGCTTAATGTCGAAACCTTTCCCAATTTATCCTTTGTTGTTGATGATTATGGTTTTACGACTGATAAAGTCCATGTTGATACTGCATTAGGCTTAATTCCAAATCAGTTCTTGGCCGTTCAAAGTGAAAAGAACACGGGCATATATCAAGTAGCAAGCCATTTTTTTAATGAAATTACTATTAAAACCAGTCCAGATGAACCATTTTGTAAAACTGAGTTTGTGCCAGAGGCTCCAAATGGCTCAGTAAGGGCTATTAAAGTTAGTGTTTTGAGAGGTACAAGTGATAGTAATGATACTTTGGAAGTAGCTAAAGGACAACTAGCCTCTTTGAGTTATCATAAGGTCTTGTATGATACAAAATCAACAGGTGAATTAGGTAATTTGCAAGTTACAGATGCCGATAATCAAATTGTTTTCGGTAATACTGGAAAGATTACATTAGATGTTTCAACTGGTTTGACTGATCAGACTTATAATATTAAAAGAACTGGTTATGATGGTTATATTCCAGTATCTGAAAACAGGGGATCAAGTGGATATTATTTAATGGCTACTGGTTTTGATACATGTAAATGGGTCCCTGGTATGACTGGACCAACTGGCCCAATGGGTGCAACTGGTTCCACTGGTGCAACTGGTTCCACTGGTGCAACTGGTCAAAAAGGTGATACAGGACAACAAGGAGAAGCCGGCGCAACAGGAGCCAAAGGCAATCAAGGAGAACGAGGAGAAAAAGGAGATGACGGAAGCCCTGCCGATACAATCGATATACCCAGCGGAACCCCAGGCATTCCAGGGGCCCCTGGACTCCCT